TCCAGCCAGCACTCCGCGCCGATGATGTAGCCCTGCGATTTCAGGCTGCGCAGTTTGGCGCGGATGCCTTCGATAATGTCGCGGGCCAGCGACGGGTTGAGCACGCCATCCACCGCCCACATGTGCGCCTCGGCGATGGTGTCCGCCAGTACCTGCGCCGTGCGGGTGTAGTTCTCAAAGGCAAACAGTGGATCGTCGCTCAGGCAACGGGAACCCCATAAGCGGAAGCCGTCCTTGCGGATCAGCGTCGTGACGTCGTTCTGGTTCAGCAGTCCCGCATCGGTTGCCGGGTCCTGCAGATCCCAGAACACATCGGCGGATAGCCCGGTGACGCCGTTCACGCCGACGTTGGACAGGGTTTTGTGCCAGCCGGTCTGCTCGTCAATTTTGGCGCGCAGACCAAGCGCACGGGCGGAGGCGTAGGCTGTCGCGTCGGCATTCAGCACGGTGTCAAAGTTGATGAAGTCAGGCCAGATCAGCATCCCCTCTCGCTGGCTGAAATTGGCGCGATAGGCAATAGCGTCTTCCACCGTTTTGCAGCCGTAGGCGGACAGATAGGCAAACCCGCGCAGGCTCTGCGCCACGCTCAGCAGCTCAGTGGCAACCGCCTGCGTATCATGCCCCGGCACGCCAAGGATGCGCGGCTTAACGCCGAGCTGGGATTGCGCCGACAGCAGCGCTTTCATACCGGTTTTTTTGCCGTCTGCGGTCACGCCGCCGATAATGTTGGAGGTAGTTTCCGCTTCGGTTTCGCCCTGCGCCACGCGCACTACGACGGTGACGGGTTTGGCCTGGTCAGCAATTGCATCCAGCGAGCGGGCCAGCGTGCCGGACTCGCCCGCTTTACCGCTGGCGGTCAGGACGTCGGTCAGCAGAACCGGTTTGTTGAGAGGGAACATTGCCGCATCGGCATCATCGCCGGTGCAGACCATGCCCACGATAGCAGTGCTGATCGTGGTAATGGGTCGGGTGCCCTCGTTGATTTCAACAACGCGCACCCCGTGGTGGTAATCCTGAGCCATAAGGCAGTCACTCCAAAATAAGTGGTCTGCTTATGCTCTTAGAGAATGGAAGGAAAAGCACATGCAGTGAATTGTGCCTGCTCTGGCACAATTCACCATTAGGACATCACGCGACAAAGTAACGCGTGACTTTGCTTTTGAGCATCACTAGCGTGAACATCAGACTTGCAACTATCGAAAAAACAAAATACATAGCTGTGTTTTCGAACTGATTACCTGCAATAGAATATATTTGTTGTAAATGTTTTACTATATAAATAAAGGCATAGTGGGAAAGGAAAACCCCGAAAGAGCATAAACTCAACATTTCAAAAATTGCGATGCGTCGAACTGAAAACAAGAGTTTAAGCATCATCATCAAGCCGATACTTGAAATCAAAATAAATAATGAGGCAGTATACCAGTGCATTTCCCCTGACAACTTCCCTGCGCTTACATCTGCCTTTACTAAAAGAAATGATGGCAATGCAATCAGTAAAACCGACAATGGCCACTGTAATTTTTTACTCATCGCATCAAGACCGTTCCTGGCAATTAGAACGTAACCCAGTACGAAGTAAAACAGGAAGGAACCCGTAAAATCGGTCCCTAAACGACGAAGTAAATTCCAGTCAAATCCGAAGGTTTGCCCCGTCATTTTAACCTGGTTAAACAATGCACACAAAACCAGAAAACCAACAATCTGTCTCGTCGTCAGCGCCGTAAGCAATTTTGAAACAAAAGGAGCAATGAGATACAACTGAATAATCGCATACATATACCAGAGCTGTCTTGCATAGCCATAAATACCATTAAACTCTGTGGAGTTAAAAATAGCATTGTAGCTAATAACGGACTTACTAAATGATGAAAGAATATCTCCGGAATCCAGAGTGAGTTTAACTGTATTTGTTAGAATAGAATAAACACATAAAAGAATTACAAACTGAACAATTCTTCGCTTGTAAAAATCCATTATCGGAATATCTTTGATTCTATCAAGAATTAATCCGCCTGAAAGCATAAAGAAAACAGGAACCCCGAGACGGTCTATTGAATAGAATATGCCCCCCCAAAGAGGGTCAGTAACCTGCGCTTGCTCATGACAATGAGTAAAAACAACCAGCAAAATAGCTATTGCTCTTGCGGCATCCAACCAATAAACACGCTGATTCATTTTCACTCTCATTAGTTTTTGGGAGATGCTATCACAACTCAATAACCCAGCCTACAAGCACAAGTCACAGTGATAAGTTACCCTGAGCCTCTAAAATCTGCTTAAAAAGAATACTACTCTGGCGAACCACTCTCTTTATGGTGTACTCGGCCAGACAATCGCTAATGGCTCATTGGTATCCACGGCCTTAACAGCTCTCTTGTAGGCCATCCATTCGGTTAAAGTGACTTTATCTGCTTCGCTGATGGTTCCAAGCATCAACTCCAGTTTCCAGTCGGAGATGAAGTCATCTGCGGCTGAGAGTAATCGCTGTTTGTAAGCATCGGCTTTGATCGTGAGCTCCTGCTCCGTTAGAGGCAGGATATCAACCCAGGCAGGTGACCCCTTTACATCAGCACCTAATTGTTTACCTTCGGGCCAGGGCACTCCAATGAATGCGCTATATATATCCTCTGAAACTTCAACCGCATCAAAAGGAACAGCAGACGCGCCATCAACATAAAAGCCCGGGTTCCCGGCAGAAAAATAGAATTTATTCATAATGAAATCGCCATCCAGCACATCGCCCCAGGGGAGCTATCGTTTGTCGTTCCCCCATTCCAGTTAATGCCATGTAGATGCAGTGTTGTTGCGGTCAGGGGATTACCCGCAATCATTCCGCCACTCCCCACAGTCCCGTCCAAATCCATCCCCAGCACAACATAGTTTGACGACGGCATAGCTGTCGGAAGCGTAATTGTTGCCCCGCCATATGGTACTGATGCACTTCCACGCTGAATAACAGTTCCATCAGGCAGTTTAGTGAATTTAGCGTTACTGCTGCCTCCTGAACTAAACGCATTCATATCAGGGATCTGTCCGCTGGCGGTTCCCACATCGCGAAGGGCTGCGCTCTTCACCCCCAGATATTGCAGCAATGCCTCGACATTTTTCCCAGATAACGCGGATAGTGTATTGTCCAGAGGTTGCTTTCCTGCCAGCGCATTCGTAATGGTGGTGGCAAAGTTCGGATCGTTACCCAGCGCGGCCGCCAGTTCGTTCAGGGTATCCAGCGCCGCAGGGGATGAACCCACCAGGGCTGCCAGCGCTGACTTTACAAAGGCCGTTGTAGCAATTTGCGTGTTGTTGGTGGTCTGTGCTGCAGTGGGTGCCGTCGGTGTTCCCGTCAGGGCAGGATTAGCCAGCGGCGCTTTCAGTGCCAGCGCATTATTGAGTACCGTCACCACCGCCTGCACAAATGCCGTGCTGGCAATCTGGGTTGTATTCGTTCCCGCCGGTGCCGTCGGCGTTTTGGGTGTGCCCGTCAGGGTCGGACTTTCTTTCGGGGCGTACTGCGAATGCGGATCAGCGGCAGCAAGATGCTTCGCCATCTGGTCATCCACATAAACCTTCAGCTCCAGCACCTTGTCGTCGACATATTTGCGCGTTGCCAGCACCACGGCAGGGTCAATTTTCAGGGTGATGTTGTCGGTGCTACTGGTGATCAGCACCATGCGCACGGTCTGCGTACGCCCACTCCCCTCAGCCAGCTGCGGCTTGTAGCTTTCCGGGCAGTTGCCGACGGCAATCAGCGCGCCGGTATCATCGAACAGCCCGACCTCACGAATCCACCACCCGCCCTCGGTTTCGGGGATCACCTGTTCGGCAATAATCTGGCTGCTGTTCTGCGGGTCGATGTACAGCATATTGAGATCGGCCCGGCGCTTCTCAGCAATTAGTCTGGTCTGCTGCGCGCTGGGGGTAGGGAGTACACCGCCGCCGTCGCCCACCGCCATCTGGGTACTTTTCAGCGGGACGCCGAGCGCGGCGGCGCTAGCCAGTTTCGCCGCGCCGATCTCCGTCAGCAGGGTGTAGAATTTTGCGCTCATGGATTCACTCTCACTGTGTCGATAACGTGGACCGCCCCGCCCTCAAAGGCGGTGCCGCCGGAAATAATGGTTTCATTGATGTACGGGTAAATCGTAATTTCTTCGCCGGTGTAGGTGGCCGCGCCGACGAAATACGGCCCGCTGGTCTGCAGATTGATGGACATACCGATCAGATGACGGCTGCAGGGTTTGGCGTCGCTGATGAGGCGCTCCAGCTCCAGATAGGTTTCTTCTGTGATGCCATGGTCCTGCACGCCGATATCCAGGCGAAACGTGCCCGGCTGTTCACCGGTCTGCCACCATTCGATAATGCGGATCAGGAAACCGAACGGCTCCACCACCCGACGCACTGCGCTGGTCGTCCCTTTGTGCTGATGGATATAGAACGCATCCTGCACCACCCTGCGCTTCACGCTCTCCGTCCAGCTCTCGTCCCAGCGGTCAACGGAAAAGGCCCACGCCAGATACGGCAGGAAACTGACCGGACAGGTTGCCGGGTTCCACAGATCGCGCAATGGCACCTCCAGCCCGGAAATCCCGCTACAGCTCTGCGCCAGTCTCCGCTCAAGCGGCGATGAGCCAGGCGGCAGCAGGCTATTCATCTGTGCCTCCGTTGGTCACATTCGACTGCGTGCAGGAGGCGGCCTGCGTTTTGTCCAGCACCACATCATTCAACGGAGACGCCAGCTCCACACGCTGTACACCTTCGACATGCAGCGCGGCATATAGGGCACTACGGCGGATATCACGTCCGAGTCGCGTCTGGCTGGCGATGTATTTCTGCAGGCTGGCTTTTGCCGCTGCCATCACCGGTTCAGCCTCCGGTCCCGGATAGAGAAAGAGGGTTGCATCCACGCTGTACGCGATAATTTCGGCACTGCGCACCGTCAGATGGTCCGCCACCGGGCGCACGCTTTCACTGTTCAGCGCTTTTTCAACCACGGCCAGCAGGTCATTCTCTGCCGTTCCATCACCCTCCCGGCTCAGTACGGTCAGCACGCCCTCAGCCGGTGCCGGGCTGGTTGCGCTGGCATCAGCTACGCGCCCGTCCGCACTTCTTGCGTGAAACTCATAGGCCGCCGTCGGCCCCGCAACGGACAGCCCTTCGAATGCCGCAGGCACGCGCAGGCGCAGCGCGTCATCGCTTTCCATCACTGCGGCAACCGGCGGCACGGCGTCGTTGTCAGCTGGCGTTACCGTCAGGCGGTTGACGTTGTAGTTGGCGGCAAGTTGGTCCAGATCACCGCCGAGGGCATACGCCACCATGACCGCCTGCGCGGCCTCGTTGATGCGTTGGCGCAGCAGGACTTCGCGGTAGGTGCTTTCCTGCAGCTGTTTTGTGATGGGTTCAGACTCCAGGGCCAGCGTGCGGGCGACTGCAGCTTGTTCGTCAGCCGGATAGAGCGCCACAAAGGCGGCTTTGCGCTCCGCCAGTAGCGTTTCAAAATCCGGCACGTCCACTATCTGCGGTGCGGGGAGCTGGGAAAGGTCAATGACCGCCATTGTCTGCTCCTGTTGATACGGAAAGGGAAACCGGCGCGCCGCTGTTGCGCTGTCCGGTAAGGTCAACCAGCATGGAACCGTCAAAGTTAGAGCGGATGGTGATGGATTCCAGCGTCAGGCGAGGTTCCCAGCGACTCAGGGCCATATACACCGCAGACATGATCTGCAGGCGCAGCGCCGGGTTCTGCGGCTGGTCGATCAGCACGGACAACAGGGAGCCATATTCACGCCGGGCAATTCGGCTGCCCTGCGGTGTCTGCAGGATATCGCGCACCGACTGGCGCAGATGATCCGTGTCAGTAATGGCTTTGCCGTTGCTCTGACTCATGCCGAGATACACCGTCATACAGGTCCTCCCGACGTGTCGCCGCCCTTCATGACTTTGATATGGGCATGGTCATCCACCACGATCCCGTTGGAACTCATCGGCCCTCCGCCCTGGGTGACAGCGCCGTTGATCACCACCTCGCTGTTGATGCGCGTGGTGTCGGCCTCCACAACTAACTCCAAGGTTTTGAAGGTGATATTGTCGGCCGCCTCGATCACCATGGATTTGATGCCCCGGACGTGCCAGCGCCCGGTGGCGGGTTCGTACTCAAACCAGCCGCCGTCGGGGTACTGCGTCACGCTGCCGTCCACTGAATCCGATGGCGGTGCAAACTGGCTGGAGTAAATAGCAGGCAACGCAAACGCGGTTTCGAGATTGCCGCCCATGCTCAGGACCACTACCTGCTCATCCGGCGACGGGCACCACCATGTTCGGGCACCACCGGCGCGCAGCGTCAGCCAGTTAATCCAG